TGCCGTGATATATCGCAGCGAACATCCCGTCAGAGGTTCCCTCGCTGTACGGCACTCCCCCGGGGACAAAGGCATCCAATCGCACGAAGGCACACGCTATGCCTGCGTTAGCCTCGGTCTGCGCCGTGCCGGTGGCATCCGCAAAAGCCACAAAAATGGGGGCTGTACTGTGGGAGCCTGAGAAAGATATGGTCGGATTTCCGTTCGCCGTGGCTGTATACGTCCCCTCTTCATACACAAGACCACTTCCCCCACCACCATATCCTGCTCCAAGGGTATGAACCGCATCAGAAAGGTTCGTATCAGATTCGCCTGTAACTCCGTTTGCATATGTAGTCAGTGCCTCGATACTATCCGTCAAATCTTCCGTCACACCCAGTGCGACCAAAGCATCCTCATAGTCCTGATTGACCACATTGACAGAAATCTGGGCATTTGCGTAATTGGCTACGTCTTCGGTTGTTGTGCCATTCTGCGTGATGCTAATATTCTTTGTGCCTGTTGGAGTTGACCCTGTTGGAACATTGACTGTTATCTGGGCATCAGCATAGGCTGTTACATCCTCTGTTGTCGTGCCATTGGATGTGATGCTGACCTGCTTCGTTCCTGTTGGAGTGATACCTGTCGGGACATTGACGGAAATCTCTGCATCAGCATACGATGCTACGTCCTCGGTTGTCGTGCCGTTGGCGGTGATGCTTATCTGCTTTGTGCCAGTGGGAGTGACAGACGGAACATTGACCTCTGCACTCGCATACGATGTCACATCATATGTGCCGTTTGCGGTGATGCTCTTTGTTCCTGTAGGTGTGATGCCACCACCTGATATGCTCTCGATTGCTTCTGGCATTTCTCCCGGTTTGTACTGGGTCTGCACACCAAGTTTGCCCCTAATAGCATCAGCAATATCGGTGAGTGTGGATGTGTCTATGATGCCATATCCCATCAATAATTCACCTCCTCGGTATTAATCATGTCTGACCTGACAAGGGTAAGGTTGCCATGACCGTCATCGATAATGTCAAAACTTATCGATGCGATGCGCTCATCGAGGTCTTGTACGGCATCCCCCACAGCCTTAGCATCTGCAGGAGAACCGCTGATAGACAGAGTGGGGTCGGTGACTGCTCCGCCGTAAGTACCGCCGGATGTCCATGCAGAGCCATCATAGTAATACCAGTTTCCTGCCGTGTACCCTGTCTCTGAACCTGTATACAGATAGACCGCAGATTCATCCGTCATTTCTGCGACAGTATCAACTGGAGTGGGAGAGCCATTCCCAAGCGCACTAATCTGCGTACCCATGACCGCTACATTGGTCTGTAACTGCGCAATTTTCTGCGCATTTGTCGCCTGCTCTTCGGGGTCTTCTCCGCCGCCTGATTCCGGCTCTAAGTGAGCCACGACAGTTATGATTCCGTCATCAGAGTGCCATGCTTTACTGACGGTGTCACCGCTGATAATCTCTGCGCAGACAGCAAAGATAAGCTGACCACGGTCGCCGTACTTGAACGTACCGATGGGCATTTCTGTCACGCCCTGCGGAATAGTCCAGTCAAAAGTGATGTAGCCAGTCTCTTCCTCGATGCTGACGGTGGACGGGTCTACGGCATAGTCGTGCCGGGCTTTGTTGGGGCCTTGGGCGGCAATGCGGATGGTAGATGTGTCGAAGTCGAAGCCATCGACCGGCTCGGCCTGAAAATGGACGAAATCGACATTATGATCATAAGCCGCTATGCACTGGTCGCCAGGAAGGGAGACCCCTCTTGTGAGCAGGTCTATAGTACATAAGATTGTCATTTACTTTTTCCTCCTTCCTCAGGTCAGCGTCAGCCTAAGCTGTACGTCCATAGATACCAGACCGTTATTGATAGCCTTGTCGTTAATCGCCTTGCTCTCTGTCCAGACCAGTCTCAGACCGCCTCTGGTGTCGTATACGGTGCAGTGCTGGGGGTCAATCGCTTTGGGAGCATTAGCGGCGCCGTACAGATAGCCGGGCCCGGTCTGCCGGACGGTGGCGTACAGGCTGTAGACGCTGATGCCGCTGACATCACTGCCCAGTGTCTTTTTCAGGGGCACCATGACCTCGATGGTCTTTTTGCTGTTGGTGATATGACCGAAGCAGACAGGCGTCAGGACATCGGTCCGGCCGGGATGCAGGTGCTGAGCGTCAGTGTAAGATTTAGCTGTGGCTGCAGCAGTATTAAGCGCTGATTCCAGCGTGTCAATATAGGCAAGGGGCTTTACGGTCTTTCGCAGCGCTGTGACTTCAGAAATCGTGATGCCGACCTGCTTTACCCTGTACAGCGCCACGATGACTTCCTGTGCTCCATCCCGGAGCTTGCCGGTTGTGGGATCGTCGGAGGCGCTGGAGCCGGCATAGACATACTGTTCGCAGAGCTCATAGCCTTCCTGCTCACCGGTCCCGATGTAAAAGCGGTAGCCGATGAAATAGTAAGTTGTTACGCCCTGGGACCCGGAAGGGATGGCAAAATCATCGTAGTTGCCGGCCTTGATCTGGATGCGTCTGCCTTCATTGGTGACGAACTCTCCGTCCAGAATCCTGACCGTATTGGCTGACGGCACAGAGTAAGCCATGTTGCTGCCGGTCTGCAGGAAGACTCCATCACCGCCGGTAAGGCCCCGGAAGAGATCCGCATCAATCTGGCCGGTGACAAATTTGAAACCGGAGCCGTTGACTAAAATAGCCATATTACTTTTCTCCTTTTAACTTGTAAACATAGGTGTACATTCCGCCGGAGATCTTAAGCGTCTTCCGGGCAATCGGGACAGTAACACCTGTCCCGTGGAAGTAGCCGTATAACCTGTCCCCAATGTCGCCTTCCAGCTCGGCATCGTTGGCCTGCATGTTTTTGTAGCTTTTCAGCTCATTCAGGCGCTTGGTGCCGTACTTGATCAGGTCTTCCTCAGACTGGGCGGAAGAGTAATCAAAATAAGCCTGCCGCTCTTTGAAGCCGGTGAAGGTCTTAGTCTGGGAAATGACGCCACGGGCATTGGTGTACAGATCTACCCGCATCCTGTTCTGCAGCTTTCCGGAGCCCATACAGATCAAATGGTTGATTCCCATGTTGTCGTCCGTATAGGTCAGGGTCAGCTGTGAATCAGTGTTGTAGACTGTATCCAGCGTTACTGCCGGCGCGGCCTCAACAGTGACCTGTATAGGAGCTCCTGCGGCAGTCTTGTCAGCGTGTATGTACAGCTTTGCGTCCGCCGAGTCCAGCATGGCCATCAGACCATCCAGAACGGTGGTATACAAAGCAAAGGTATAACTGCTGATCGTGATACCGCTGGCCCTTGCGGGGACATTAAAAAAGCCGCCCAGAATGCCGGACAGCAGATTCCTGATTACAGTATTAGCGTCCTGATTTTGGACGGTGTAGTAGTCCTGCCCGGAAGGCGGGCAGATGATCCACTGGGACAGGAGCCCCCGCCACGTCCACGCCTTGTAAGACACTGTCTGATCGTTGTCGGAAGCCTCTTTGACAAACTCAAAAAGGCCACCGAACTCAGTACCCGGGACATACAGACCGGCACAGCCGGCGGGGAAATCCCCTGTAAAAGAAAGCGAGTTGCTTGCCACGTCAGAAGAGCCGACTTCAAAATCTCCATCAAAGTCAGCAGGCCCCAGCTCATGCCGGGAGGATGTAAGCATGATCAGCTGGTTATCCATTCGGGCTCACTCCTTTCTTTGTAAACCGTCAGCTCTATGCCATAGGTCCGGGCATAGCCGATGGCAATGTCTCCGGGCGGGATCTTTTTCAGGATGGATCCTGCCGGGTCTCTATAATCGAAAACGTTGATGACAGTCTGACCGGCTACCAGATATACCCGTCTGTCCCACGGCTGTGTACTCCGGGAATCGATGATCAGGACCTGACCATCTTCCACGGAGTAGTTGACCTTATACTGGTTTCCGGCGATGTTAATGGTCGGGTTCACAGCAGGGCCGTATACGATCAACCGGAAATCTGACGGGGCATAATGGTTGATGTCCATATGAGGGGCGGCCAGCTCCACCTTGTAGCTGTATGGATAGCCGTATCCGAAATTCTCGCCCTCAGTGTCGATATAAGCCTTATCCGTATCCAGTGCCGTGTGATCACTGACAGGAGCAATAGAAATCGTCTGCTCTGTGTACCAGAACGGGACCGGGCAGTAAAATTTGACCTTATTGATCGTTCTGTCAGGGCGCTCTTTAT